CCAGCCGGGTTCGCTGACCGAATCGACATAATAGTCATCCGGATCAACGAAGGATTCGATGCCGCCCGTATCATCATAGGCTACCCGCAACACCGTGATCAGCGGCGGCTTGGGCACTTTGATTTCACGATCGCCCAGCGTGGGAAAGCTGTCGAGATACAAATCCCAGGTTTGGTCAATCAAGGCGCGGCCTAAAAAAACCTCACAATGGCGCGTCGCCGATTTGATCAAATCGGTGATCAACGCATCATCGTAGCTATGATCAACGTGCAGGTGTTCCTTGGCTTGCGCCAGTGTGATCACGGTGGTGGCCGGCGGCGAAATCAGTTTCACCCCCATCTAATATTTTCTCCCATCAAAATCGAGCTGGGTCAGATCACGCCCGGGCTGGCCGTCCTTGCCATCCTTGCCATCGCGGCCGGGCTTGCCGCGTTCGCCTTCACGCCCGCGTTTGACGATCAATTTCCAATCACAGCCCGGCATTCCCGGCTTGGTGGTTGTCGCCTGGGTGGCCATGAACACCGATCCTTCCAACGTCACGCAATCATTACGGCGATATTGACCATCGCACCAAATGTCCTGATAGAGCGGATAGCCAAAATATAATTGAAATTCTTTTTTCACCTCGCCACGTTCAAAGCACAACATCACCTTCCGTTCATCGTCATCACGCTGATAGACCCTGAGGTCATCAAATCCCACGCCATCGCGGCCATCCTTGCCGTCCTTTGGTTTTTCCATCGCATCAAACAAAGCCTTCACCGTTTGTCGTACAGCATCAGCATCAATATCCTTGCCATCGCGACCGATAACACAGCCCATCTTTTTAGACTCACCATTAGATAACGATAGATAAAGATCGCCGTCACGATCAATAAATCCACCAACCACATGAACAGGAACAGCAGGTACAGGCAGCTGAGCAAGAGCAGTTTGCACATGGTCACGAATAAAAACATGCAGATCATCAACACTGAGATGCTCGCGTTCATCAGCTGTATCAGCGCGATCGCTGCCATGGCTCAAGGCTTCCTCCAATTGTAGGATGCGTTGCTGTAGCGGGGCGATGATCAACGCGATCCGCTCACCGATGAATTCCGCCACGGCGCGCAGGAATTCCATCTGTTCATGCGCCTGCATCAGACAGTATCCTTTTGATTTTAGCGTGCGACCATTGCGCCTTTGGCACTTCGTCATTGGCATTCGTTGCCGGCTTCGGCAGCGCGGGCGGCGTTGCCGGCTTGGCGGCGAATGGGTCGGCCTTGCTGTCGCGCTTGTTCAACGCCTCGAGCGAATAATTCTGCTGTTGCAGATACGGTGTATCGCCGCCCTCGACCGGTGGCAGATTGATCTTGAACCGACCTTCGTTCGGCGCCACCAAGCCGGAACGGATGCCGTCGCCATAGGTCTTGTATTGTGTTGGCGTGTCCATCCGTAGTAAAGAATCGAGATCAAATTCAGTGCCCTTGGATTGATTGGGTCCAGTGAGCGACAGACCGTCATCCAAACTCGATTCAATGCCTTCAATATGCGATTGCAAGCATTGCGAATAATACATCTGATATAAAGCTTCGATGTTATTGTAGGACGGTGCCGGCCCAACGCCGACCATGAACCCCGGCACATGGAAGGCCGAGCACACCTGCTCACTCGACATTTTCAACTGGTTGATCAGATCGGCATCGATTGGATTGATGCTCATTTGTTCATATTTCATACCGTCCGATAGCACAGCCGTATTACCAGCATTGGCGCCGGTGAAATTGGCCTGCCAATATGCCTTTAGTCGTTGCATTTTCTCATCCGGCATCGGACCCGGCGCCGTAATGACGCCGCTCGGTCGCGATGAATTTTCAAAAAATCGCGTTGAATTCTGTTGAATGCGGATGCCTTGCAGGGCTGCCAGGCCACAAGCCGAAATCGGGCTCACTCCACACAATGGATGATACAAGGCGATATTAATATCGTGAATGATTTCCGATGCAGGGACGATAATATTACCGCGATTGTTGGATCCGGTTTCCTCTTGATCGATCAGACCGATCAAACTGTTTTCAGTGACATTATAGGTCGCCAGCGAATACCAGATCGACCCGTCCGCCGCCACCATCGGACGCGTCAGGCATGGATCGAGAATATAGAGATCGGTGACAACGCTGCGCTCATCGCGTTCCTTCAATACATAGGTATTGCCATGGACGAGTTTGCTGGTCATCCATTGTTCAATGAATTTCTGTCGGGTCTGATATCTGTTCGGTTTTCGCAACACCGGCGAATAAGCCGGATTTTCCGCTTCCACCCAAATATCATCACTGCCTTTTTCGACATAGCGCAGTGGCAACTTGCCGACATCAGAGGCAATCAAGGTAACGCAGGCATAGACGGTGGAAAACGTTAGTACGTTTTCCAGTCTGATTTCGGCATTGCGCTGCCAGGCACCGGTGAACGGTTCATGAATCCAGCCGCCATTCCAATAATTGCCATAGTGCGAATTGCCATGCCAAAATGGCTGCGTGGTGTCGGGCGGAATCGATTTGGTTAGATTGATCTCATAACCAAACGGCAATCTCATTCTTGCGGCCTCAGATCGCGGCGCGGATAGCGGCCGCGTTTGGGCTGTGGCGTCAATGCTTCGGTTGTCTCGGTGCTCATGATCTTGCTTTGATAACTTTCGATCACTTCGGCATGGCCCACCGTCACTAAAGATTGAGCATCATCATCCGAAGCGTCAAAAATGTCGCCCGGCTTGCGGATCTTGTTATCATAGGGATATTCCCGCAACGCTTTGAGTTTCACAGTCATTCAACAACCCTTGCAAATGGATGGTGGCGGCGGTGGATAGGGCGCTAATGGTTCAACGGATGACGACGGGGCGAAAGGTCGGAAAGGGATACACCACCAATCCAAACAACGACAGCAGCCACGTTACCACCACGATCAGACACAACAGTCCGACCACAACACGGCCCCAATATTCGACTTGTGGATCGATGCCGCCGATGAACACCTTGGCCGCCCACAAGATACAGTAGGCGATGAGGATGATCAGCGCGACTGTCAGCAGCACTTCGAGAAACGAAACTAGCACGGCACCGAGTGACATGATTGTTTCTCCTTAAATTTGTAACGGCGGAGCGAGCGCTGGGAGGGTCCGTTTCGACCTGGTTGTCTATCGCTCCGCCGTCCTTTCCGCTACTGGGCTCACCAGTGCGGAAATTGCATCAGCCGTATCTGGCCCGATCGATATAGGCCACCGCAGTGGAGCGGCGTTTCTTCCACGTGATCCACCTCTCAGCTCTCAAAGCTGTGGAGTTTGTTTGCCACAGACTGACCATGATGGACGACGCGACCACCGGTGAATCGGGCGCGCTGTCCATCTGGATCGAAGCTTGATTAGACGCATCGATCATGGTCACCCCATCATCGGCCAACATGATCTCATCGCCAAGGGCGAGAATGAGCGGATAGCCTTCGATCGGTGATCCCGTTGCTGATGGGATATTTTCTGAAGCAATGACCGGGAAGCCAAGCAGCGTGCCGCCCGTTGTCGTCATCGTCGGATAGACCGGCGATGAAAACGTGTTGTTCATCATGGCAATCTTGGCTGCCTGTTGCTGCGTCATGATCCAAAATGCCGATGACATATCAAGATTATTGCCCAAGAACGTATTGAGCAATGTCGCGATATCGTTACGGAATGCGGTGGCATCCGAACCGGTCGGCGTTACTGGCGTCACACCATTGAGAATCGATGCCGGCGAGACATTGGTCACTTCCGCCACCGATGGATCGACGAATTGACGGTCGAGGAAGTACACCATTTGTCGTGACAGATCATCGCGCACCACCGCTTCGGCACTGGGATTTGAGAACCTCACAAGCTCGTCCGATAGCACGACGATGCCGGCCGCTTTTGCCCAACGCAACGTGATGCTGGTGAAGGCCATGGCACTGACCGGCTTGGGACTTAGCTCGCCGACCCAGCCGACCGTGGTTCCGCTCGAGGCTACCGGCAGCTGGATATTAAATGGGACTCGCCGCAGCGGGCATCGACCAATGATGGTCTTCGGCCGCAGGAATTCGGCAAACAATGATGCCATTTGTGTATAGGTGATCAACGGCGATGCCCATGTTGTATCCGTTGTGGTGCCCGCCGCAACACCGGCGCGAGTCATCATGCCGGCCCGATCGCGTTCGGCCAGCATCTTGATATCGACTTCGGCACATTGCAGCACTTCCGGTGTATGGTCTTGCCATTGTTTGGCATAGCTGATGGCTTTCGCCATATCGCCTTTCGAATACAGATGTGTCATGCAATAGCGGATGAAGGGTTGCCACGGTTCGACTTTGGGCGGAATCACCCGCACGCGGA